TGTATCATTAGTAAAAATCTTGGTATATATCCATAACATTATTTTTTTCTTCAACTGTTAGTTCAGTTAAGCATTTATTGTATAACCTAAATGCTATTTTCATAAGTGTTGTTGTTCGTTCCATCTTTATTATTTAATTTTTAATCTTTCAGCAAATTCATCAACAGTATTATAACTATTTTGAATTAAATCTCTTTCAATTTCTATTTGTAGAATTTCAAGCTGGTGCAGCAAATAAGAATTATCTGTTGAACTAACTAAATCAATTAAATCTTGTAATCTTTTTTTGTGTAACATTTGTTTTGTTTTAAATTAATAATAATCAAATATACCATTAATTAACTTATAAACAAAAATATTGATAACTATTCATTAAAATTAATTCTAACTGCATCGTTTTCCTTTAGTAGATACACATCTTTAAGCAGTCTTTTTTTTGTCCACATTGTAGTATCTGGACAATATTTCTTTTCAGTCTTTGGCATTTCTAATGTATTTATGTAATACATATAATTTCCTTTTGGATCGTTTACAAAATAAATCTTTATTACATCTTTGTCCAGCTTCATTAAAGCATCGTATTTATCTTTTTCTAACATCTTGGTTTCATAGTATGTTTTTCTAAACTTCATCTCTATAACACAATCAAAACCTTTAGGTGTTTTACCTTTCGCATCGTAACGTTCCATACCCTCACCACTCCATTCTAATTCCCAACCATCAAAATTAAGAAGCACTACCATTGCTTTTTCAAGCTGGTGTATTTTATTTAATACCATTATTCCATATTACGTTTAAATCTTTTATCCATTGCTTTATTGTTCTTGGGTTGCAAGTACAAGGTTTATAGTAGTTATGTTTGTGATATTCAGCGTGTAGTTTACACACCAATTCAAATTCTCTTGGTTCAAGGTGTGATTTTGTACCCATTCTAAAGTTTTCCCATTTTGCATAGTCTTGTTTATTAAATTTTACCATCGGTCTATTTTTATTTCGTTTAACTTTTTTCTACGTTCATCACAATTACATTTTGTACCACGTAATTTATGCCAAGTATCAACAAGGTATTTTATACCAGTATATTTAGTAATGTAGTAAATAAGGTTTCCTAATTTCATATTATTATTAATTCTTTATTAAGTTGATGTTGTTCTAATATATAAGATTTATAATTTCTTTTTGGTAATGTTTTAAAATTCTTTTCATTTATTATTTCATCATAGGTTGCCCAGCCTTTAAAAGTAAAAGTTGGATATTCACCAATCATTAATGCGTAACCATCTACAATATGTTTTGCTTTGTTTGGTGATATAGCTAATCTACCATATTTATATATAGTGTTTTTAACATCAATACGTTTACCATTTTTTAATACTGCATCATCTTGCAGAAAATAATTTTTAAATGTTTCAACTGAATCATCAAAATTAATTCCACATAATCTACAAAAAGCAAGTTCAGCACCAAAACCATTAATTGTCATTTCCCTTTGCTTCATATTTTTGTCAATCTTAAAATTTTTTTCAAAATATCCATTATCATTTTGTGCTTCAAAGTTCTTTGCCATTTCTTCAATAATTGACATATCTTCATAGGTTAATGTGAAAACCATACCAAATTTTAATTTTTGTATCATAGCAGTTTTTTTAGTTTATCTTTTACTTTGTTGTAGGTATTATACAATGAATAGTATTGTATGTATGATTTTCTACTAAATTCTGCTATGCTTTCTCCACTATTAATTATTTCAAATACTTTCCTATCATACCAAAACATATTATCTAATTCTTTTTTTATTATTGCGTATGCCTTATCGTAATCAATATCTGAAATAGACTTATCAATATCTACATCTTCAATATTAATAATAGTAATGTTTTTTTCTTTGCGTTTTAAATCGTAAAACAATGTTCTTAATGTTTTAAATATGTAGTAGTAGTTAACCTCATCATTGTACATAATATCTAAACCTTTATTTAGTTTTTTATGTATTTTTAAATACATTTCTTGTACTATATCTTCTGATGTTTCTACTGGGCAACCAAAGCTGGTAACTATTTCTACCCACGTTTTGTGCTTTTCAGCAATTAATACCATTGTTTTTTCTACCATTACGCTAAAGGATCATAAATATTATTTACTATTTGTGGTAAACCTACATCGTTAACTTCAAATGAAAATGTATCAAAAGAATAACCTCTTGATCTACCACACTTAACTGTTACCCAATCTTTGTTTACTGTATTTGCTTCTAATGCTATAACTGTTTCTGCTTTCTTTTCTAAAAAACTTCCTAAATGTCCAGTACCTAATTTTTGACTACCATAGTTTTGGTGGATAACATTTATAATATGGCATTTGTATTTAGCACTCCACTCCATTAGTTTTTGTACTAAAGCATTTGATTCTACTATTGCATTGGCATCACTACATAAATCAGCAATACCATCTATTATTATTAAACTTGGTTTATCTATTTTGTTTTCTAAATAGTAATCTATAAAATCTATTCGCATTTTGTGGTCTATTGACCTTAAACCAAATGTATGATAGTTATTTGTGTTTATACTTGAATCCATTGTTAATGGTCTTTTAAATACCTTTTGGCAATGCCATAATCCTTGTTCGGTATCTATGTGTAAAAGATGCCCATTACCTTTATGCCCTTTTAAGTTACCACCGTATATATTTGATCCACTTAAATATACTGATGCTAATAAAGATATAAAAAATGTTTTCATAGTTTTTGGTGGTGCAGTAACTACGGATAAGTTTCCGTAAGTTCCTAAAGCAATTGGTACTAATTTATCACCACTTTCAGATTTTAANANTTTTTCACCATAACTTAATGCTACTGGTGGATANTCTATTTTTTCNTTNATGTTGACTTTACAATCGTGTTCTATAAAGTCCATTAACATATTGTGCTCAGTTTGTTGTTGTTTAGTCATATATTATTTTTCTATAAAGATAATAAAAAAAGGGTGCTAAATTAATAACACCCTATTAAATTTAAAATGGTAAATCACCACTTTGCTCATCTACTGGCACTAACACCTTTTCTTCTTCACGTTCAGCTACTTGTATTGTTCCATCAGTCCATACTACTTTGCCATTACCTAAATAGTTTTTTGGCATTTTAGCTTCTCGTTCTTCTTTTGTTTGACTGTCCATAAACGCTACGTTGTTTCCGTATCGTGTTTCATCTTGTACTGAAATAGTAAAGTTGTAATAAACCGCACCATCTTTTCCTTTGATAAACTTTTCTTTTGGTAGTTTATCTACTCTGATTGAACCATTGATTAATGTACTCATATATATATAAATTTAGTTAATATTCTTTTTTTTAAAATCTTCGCTTTCATCTTCTCCAAATACACCAAGTTCATAAAAACCAGTTAATTTTAGTACTGCTCTTGACAATGCACGTTTCTCTGCCATTTCTATAACATACCAACTATTGGTGTTACCCTCTTTAAAACTTGCACCTTTATATGCAGATCCAAAAGTTTCAATGTTTTCATTTACTGCTTTTACAACTGCAAAGTTAGGTTCGCATTTTATTACATCAAATTTAATTTTGATTTGTTCTTGTGCTTGTATTTTCTCAATACCTTGCCTTGTAATAATTACATAGTGTTGGTGTTTAAATACATCTGTTTTTTGTAAATTATACTTCTTGTATAACTCAACTAATTTGTTTCTTTCCATTATGTTATATTAAATTGTTTACTTGTAGAATTGCCTTTAATTCTTCTATCTTGTTTTGTAAGGCTTCAACCCTATACTGGTATTCAGTAAGTAGTTGATTTGTAGTTTGATTACTAAAATTTGTGTTTACCATTTGTTTTGTTTTTAAAATTAATATTTGTAAAGGTATAAACATTTCTGTTAATAAACAAAAAAAAGGGCAGTATTTCTACCACCCAATTTAAACATAACAAAACAAACTAAAGCAAAGATACTGTTTTATATACTATCTACCAAGTTTTTATATTTTAAAATCATTTCTTCTATTTCTATATTTGAAAACTTAACGATCTGTTTTGATTTAAAGTATAGTTCATCAGATAACCCAGCATAAAATCTTTCATCTAAATACTTTGCAAATAAGAACTGTTCGCCATATCGAAACACATTACAGCCTGCGCATTGAACTTGGCAATTTTGTTCATCCCATCTTGTAGCATAATGCTTTCTACTTTGAAAATGTCCGTTCTGTAGTTTTTTCCAATGGTCTTTTTTACCACAAGTAAAGCAAGTTGCTATTTCATCTACTGAATCTTTTAATCTTATATATTGACTAAATACTGCGTCCAGCTTTTTAACAAGTTTACTTCTACTAACTTTTTTAGATGGCATTATCTATAACCTCAATTAGATGCCTTAATTCACTTAATTCAAATTCACCTACTACAACACCTCTTATTGATAGCATATAGTGCTCTTTTCTAATTTTTAAACATTTAGTTTCATTCATATTATTTGATTGATTTTATAATAGCTAATGTAATCATTAAAACTATTGTTATAATAAATAAAATTTTTTCTTTCATTTTTAAAAAAAATGTAATAACTTTGAATTTTTTATAATTTAGTATTTTATCTAAATATGTATATATAAATATATCTAAAAATATATACCAAAATATATTATAATACAAATATAAAGAAATAAAAATATATATCTAAAGAAATATATAATTAATAAAAATGTAATGATTTTGGCAATATATTCTATTTTTTCTGGGATATGTATTTGAATTTTTCTACACCCCTTGATCCAAAGTAAGCAACATAAACTGTTATTAAAAGGCTTTTAAGTAGTTCTATCCATTCAGTATTTACACCAAAATCAATATTTAAAGAATCAAGTACA